CTACCTATCACATCTACCTTACTTATCTTTACAACCATTGGAACCGCAATATGGTTTTATCCACAATACGCTTGGGCACATCCTATACTTATATGAAAAAATTTAACACATCAGTTTTAGATCTTACAATTTACATCATTGATTTTCTCTATCGAGGTAGAGACTTTCAAAGATTCTGGGTTCTTGAAGTTATCGCAAGAGCACCATATTTTTCATTTATAAGTGTATTACATTTCCGTGAAAGTCTTGGACTTCGAGGAGAAGATCATATATACTTAATGAAGGAACACTTCTATCAGGCATTAAATGAAACAGAACACTTGGAAGAAATGGAGCTTAGAGAAGGTAACAAGTATTGGGTTGACCGCTTCTTTGCCAAACATCTTGTTTTGGTTTATTATTGGATCATGGTTGGGTATTATCTTATCGATCCTGCTAACGCTTATGATATCAACATGAAGATAGAAAAGCATGCCTTTGAGACATACACAAAATATAGTGCATATCATCCAGAAGATACAAAGATCGCTGAGATTGCACAAGACGAATTAAATCACTCTAGAGAGTTAAAAAAAGCAATGCTTATGATTGCTTAAACTCTCTTTCTTTTTTTAGTAGATAAAGCAAATATTCCGACTACGAAAATAACTGGCAAGAGTATTGTGTCAACTGTCATTAGCAATTCCATATTGGTGAGACCTGTTGCACTCAATGCTCTATCAGACCATGTACCTGATAATGTCCATACTTGTGGGTTTGATAGAAAAATCATTTATAAATTTATTACTACCTTATATCTAGTCAATTCCTTGTGCAAAGTCAAGTGCTTTTCGTGCGGATTGTAACATTTTAATCTTTTTGTAGTCTTTTGCATACGGAACTGTGATATGAAATCCAAGTAGATCACCCTCCGGATCATCAGGTATTCCAACTGGTTGCACAAAAAAGATACCGGCATGAGCAACACACTTCCAACCGATATCTACGAATCCTAAATCTCTGAGTGCACACTCAAGTTTTAAAGAGTGACACCCATCGATTAGTTTCATTAGCAATTTTTATTTAAATCTTCTGCCATCTGACCGCCAATCTCTGCACCTTGATTACCAGAGAACATCGTTACCCAACCAGCAGCAACCCAACCAACAAAGGGAATGTTAGCGAGAGTAGGAGCAGCACTAGCACCAATACTGGAACCCACGAGTCTTCCTGTTCCTTCTGCACCTCCGATTGCTTTGATGCATGCTTCTGATCTTTTATCTCCTTCTGTAACTGTGATTGGTTTTGTGTGAACTGCACCGTCCATTGTGTACTGCTCCACGACTTTAACTTTGTTATTAGCCAATCCAAGAAACCCACCCTTAGTATTACTATCCCTTTCCACACGCAATACTTTTGGATCGTTTGCTTTGTAACTAATTCTATATCCATCTCTTCCAACTTCTGCTTCGTATGATGTATAAGGACCAACTGGTAGGTTGATGCTTGGTAGTTTGCTTTGACGATTAGATAAAGAACCTATCATACCAATGTGAGATAATCCAATAAGTCCACCTAATCCCAAGGCGAACCATTTACCCCATTTGACCTCTTTAATTTCCATTATCCTTTCTTGGGAGCATTACCAGGTGATATAACCATTGGTGCTTGCTCTAATCTTATTGTTTGAGCAGGTGCTGCTTGAGTTGCTTTTTCTATAAGCATCTCCATATCCTTCTTAGATATGTTTGCACTACCACCACCAGGTGCTGGTTTCTTTTTCCTTTGTCCCGCTTCGACCCCAAAAGTAGCTAAAACTCCTGTGAAGACCGAAGCTATGAAAGTTGGATCAATATTATCCTGTTTTGATAAACCAGGAAATTGAACATAATTTAATGTTAATATTCCACCTGCCCAGATTAAAATCCCAAGTCTTACAAAAGTACTCAGGATCATCATCTGTTCTTCTTTGTCATCCATTGCCTCTTTTAGTTTACCTAGAGGACCTTTAGATTTTACTTCTTCTTTTTTAACTGCTTCAGCCATGGGATCGGTATGTCTATATTATATATAGACACTTAATCCTTAAAATCCGAATGGTATAGGTGATTCTGGTTCTGCAGTAGCGTCTGGTGATGCTATGGGATTAGATGGTGTAGGTAAACTTAATCCTCCACTTATACCCTCAAGTGCTCCAGTACCAAGTCCACCAGGTAATACTGATTCCATCACTTTACTTTTGACGTTCTCGATAATCGCATCCTTGCGTATGAATACGTAACCGCCAAGACCAATAACGGTGAGAGATACAACACCACTTGCAATAGCGATTCCATTTACTATTTTCTGTAACATAATTCTATTTACTCAACAAACTATATATCATAGTCGCTGCCCTCTCCCATATATTCAAGAGAAATTATATTGTGTTTGACTTCTTTATCTTCTCTGAGTAACCATTCTGCAAATTCTTGACGGATAGATACCGCATCTTTGAGTTGTTCAATATCACCATCAGTGCATAATTTGTTCATTCGGTCAATCGACCAATCGTAAGTAGTTCTAAGAGTCTTTGTTAAATTCACCGTAATCTTTACGCATATAGCGTCCAAGTATATTGCTATTATAATACATCGGTGTCCCGTCGTCAAGTGACTCCATCAATACGTTATGTAAAAATAATTGTTTCGTCTCTTCGTAGTTTACTTTTCCAAGGGTTGTGTGGAGGGAGAGGATTTCTCTTCTGAAAGAGTCTTTTCCAATTTCTCTAATATCTCGTTTAAGATCGTCAGAGCTTCCATAATATCGCTTCCAGTCTGACTCGCTTGTGACCCTTCTCTTTCCTCCTTTTGGTTTTCTCTTCTGTACAAAGTATTTTCTTCCAATATATTTCCTTCCTGTGCTGATATTGGTAATACAGTAAATGAACCCGTAGTAGTCGCCAATATCATCAGAGGTAAAAGGACGACCTTCATATATCCAAGGGTTTTCATAATCAACTTCCAAAACAGTAATCATATTTAACACATTCATAAGTATATATCCATAAATATCAATAAACGATTATATAAATGACTGTTTATAGAAAGAACATAACTATTAATGTTGGTGAAACTTTCAGTGAAGACTTAACATTATTAAGTGCTGATGGAACTGGAGTAGTTGATTTATCAGGTTTTACAGGTGAATCAAAACTAAGAAAGCATCCTCGAAATCCACAGTTCGCAGATATTCAGGTTGGTATATCAAGCACTATTGAAGGACAAATTAATATCTCCATTGCTGCTACAGTTACTAAATTTTTCCGATCAGGTAGACATGTATATGATGTAGTTTTAACTCGTCCAAGTGGTTCTAAATTTGTTGCAGTCGAAGGAAACGCTCTGATAAGAGCAGGTATTAACACCATCGTACATTATTATGGTTCACCATAAATAAAGATAAAAATATATGGCAGTCTTTAGCACCAATCTAGTAATATACAAGTACACTGATTTTGAGCAGACCTTCATGCTTGAAGATAGTTCGACGAACAGTGCTAAAAATCTAACAGGATTTACTGCCACATGTAAAATGCAGAGGACATTAAATCTTGGTAGTCTTACACAATTTACATTATCATTTACAAATAGAGTTTTAGGTAAGATTAGAATATCATTAACAGATGATCAAACAGCTCAGATTGCAGACGGTAAATATTTTTATGAGTTAGTTTTGACTGACCCAAATGGTATTGTAGAAAGAGTAATAGAAGGAGTTGTAATAGTTAAACATCCCGTCACTTGGCCGTCACCACCACCTCTTAATCCGTTTGACCCCCAGATTCCTTAGATTTGAAATATTGACTTTCGCATTTAAAATAGATTCGTAGTTGTGCATATTTGGATTTGTTGTATGTAAATTGAATTGGTTTGGAGTATTCTCTGAATGGATTTCGATGGATTGATAGTTTGTCGTATTTTGATAGCATATAATACCTAAAGGCACTTTATTTATACGATTTTGGTATCAATTATGGCACAAAGTCAGGAAAATCATACGGACCATTTAATTTCTTTTCTAACTCTCTTTCATCTAAAACTTCGTGAATTAATTTTTTAAATTCTTTTTTAAGTTCTTCAGTTAATTCTATTTCCATTTTTAAAGTTTAATAATAATTCAAAGTCCTCAGACACACCAACACCAGGTTGATAGTTCTGGGGATTTAGTTTTGCAAGTTTGACTGACTTTAGACCACCGATGATGTCAGCACGATTAATAATGAGTTTCATAATTACATTGATTTAATTGCTTTATTAGTAGCGTCTGTTCTATCCTTTATGGTTTTAATTAAACCAGGTTTTTTAGGTTCTGTTTTTTTAATTGATCTTTCACCTGCTTTTCTTCCAAGATATTTTGCAGCAGCAACTGTGCCAGCAATAGCACTTCCAATACCACCTAATACATTAACAACTGGCATCTTCATCATATCCATTTCTACAATGCTTTGGATAGTTTCTGCATCCATCTCAGTCATTACATAGTTTGCTTCTTCTATTGTAGCAACTTGTTCAGAGGATAGCAAGTATTCAAGAACAATATCATAAGGAGTATAATTTTCCATTGCTGCTTTTTTTTCTGCTCTTTTTGCCTTGAAAGCAGCGAAACGTTCTGCTGCTTTTGCTTTCATTGATGCTTTATTTTCATCTTTAACCTGTTGAATAGTTTTACCTGAAGCTATTCTCTTCGCAGCCATCATCTGTGCTTTAGTGCGTGGCTTACCTTGCTTTGTCATAGTGCTGACTTCTGGTTTTTTATCCTTGAACATAGATAAATCACCACTAGATGGTTTTCCACCACCCTTTGCACCAATTTCATTTACACGAGTACCAGGCACTACCTTTGGATTTTTTGCACGTATCTCTGCAGTGGTAGGCATTGGTTTTTCAGGCTCTGGTCTTTTTGTTCTACCCTGAGCTCCTCCCATTGGTTTTTTAATTTCAATCCCACCTTTCATCTGTGGTCTATTACCTCTATTTCCACTTACCTGTGGAGCTGGTTTCTCAAATGGTTTTACAGGGTTGGTAGGTACTCCACCACCTTTTACTCTCTCCTCAAGATCTTCAGGTTTAGAAACCTTGTCAGCATAAATTTTTGCAATCTCTTGATATTCTTTTAAGTCTCTAAACATTTTAATAATATTCTACTATT